TCCACCACCTGCTGCTTTTACAGCATCGGCAGTATATACAAATTCATTGTTTGATAACATCGCTGGAATGTCATCTGCCTTTTCTTTTATACCAACAGGAGGAATAAATCCACCTGTTTCTCTAAGGTCTAATTCTTTAACACCTTGAGGATTTATATTAATTGGTAAGCCTTCAATACCTGACGCCATTTCTACTTTGTCACCAAAAGCATAACCAATACGTCCACCATCAGCATAACCACCTTGACCTGATGTATATTCAGAAGTATCTCTTTCAACACTTTCTGCTATTTGATCTGCAGTGTAACCTAAATTTTGATAATAAGATGATAAGTATTGTCTTAGGGATCCAACATTTCTAGTTGCAGCTTCTTGCTCTTCCGCACTCAATGCAGCTAATGCTCCTAATGCAGAACCACCCGCAAACACTTTACCAAAATTTCCTAAAGCTGAACCTTTTCCACCAGTTGCCAATGCTTCACCTAAAGCTGTTCCTTTTAATGAACTCATAATCCCTGAAAAACCACCGGCATTATTAAACACTCCACCTAAAGTGCTAGCACCTCCTGGTATTAATGCAGGTGCAAAGTAAAGCATAGCAGCTTTACCTATAGGACTTTTAGCAACTTTTTTAACACCTTTAACTACACCAGATACAGCTTTTTTAATGCCTTTGAAGATACTTCCTAATCCGTATTGTTCTCTAGGTACTTGCATTCTTGATATTGTCATAATTTAAATATATTTGCATTGTTGAGCAGGCACAGACGTCCTGAAAATACTATACTTTATTTGATTTTTTTATCTTCGTCAAGAGGTTTGGCATGTTTTGCAGGCCTATGACCTTGATATAAATCATCATAAAATCGACCACAATACTGAAACTCTCCAACATGTGTTATTACATCCATAACATAGATATGAACCTTACCACCCATATCACCCCACCTTTGACAGAATCCAAAGTCTTCTCCAAAATAACGTTTTGTTTCAGGGTCATGAATAGTATCAAAAAGATTATACATATTATCTTTTTTCTCTTCTTTACCATTAATGTAAGTAGGTTGAAATATTTCTAGCTCAGGGTAATGTCTAATCATACCCTCTAATACTTTTCTTTTAATTAACATACATCCTGTAGGAGCATGTGTCACTTCTATAATACCTTTGTCAGCTATTATGTTAGCATTGTCTTTTACTTTAATTGGGTAAGTATAACCAGCTCTAACTAAATCGTCAGCTGAAGTAATAGCATCTTCTTTAGTATTTAGTCTTCTCCAAATTTTATCCCAATCTATCATCTTCATAGGATAAGGACATGCAATAACATCTTGATCTGCCTCTAACATTTTTTCAATAGTAGAGAACTGAAAGTCAATGTCTGAGTCTATAAATAATAAATGAGTGTAATTATCTTCATGGTTTAACATTTCAGATACACATAAATTCCTACCTTGTGTAACCAATGATGATTTCAGTAATGTAAAACTAACCTGTATTTTTTTCTGTATACACTGTTGTTGAAATTTTAAAACTGATTGAGTGTAATGCATAGATGTATCACTATGACAAGGTGTACATACCATTATCTTATGTGGAGAAACATTACCTACATGTATTTCTGTTACTTCCTCTTCTGGTTTATTAAACCAGATAGGTTTATTAGGACTTTGCACCAATAGCTCCTTTTAAAAATCTTTCCCATGCGGCTGCTTGTTTATTCCAACTGTAATAAACATGAGCATAATGAGATTGCGATTCCATATGATTATGTATATGTGGATTATGTAAAGTTTTTGCTGCAGCTTCTATTCCATAACCAAATTTTTCTGCTAGCCTTCTGTGATTATCATCATAAACAATATACATTGGAAACTCTGCACCTGTTTCATATAAAGCTCCATAATTAGTTGTTATACAATATAGTCCACCAGCCATAGCTTCTAGTAAAGATATACAAGATGTCTCTTCAAAAATACTAGGGTAGACATACATATTATATTTATGCATGTTTGATTTAATGTAGTCATTAGATTTATAACCTATGTAATTTACGTTAGGTAAATCTTCAGCTTGTTTATATAATTCTGTATAGTTATGATCATTCTCTTCATAAAATCTTTTTCCATATACTTCTGTAGAAGAATAAACATCTAAACTAATCAAAGGATTTTTTACCAACTGCATTGCACCTAGTAATACAGATAGACCTCTCCAAGGTGTGTTCTGGTGAATAATTTTTATAGGCTGTCCTTCTTCATAAGGTGCAGCTTTTGGTATTGTGTCTATACCATTTTTAATAACTACACATTTTTCTGTAGGAATACCAAACATCATTCTAAATTTTTCAAAGTTCCAATGTGAATTAAATACATACCAATCATATTTATGATGGTTGCTTTTGTTTTTAAACCATGGTGCAAGATTCGGTTGATCGTATGAATTCTTTTGCCAAAGTATATTTACTTTAGTAGGATGTAACGGAATTTTTTCAGGTACAGATGTTGTAATCTGAACTTGATCTAATAATTCTTTGTCAACGTATTTTTCTAAATAACTAAATTGTAACTCTGTTCCACCTTTAGGTAGTTGGTTTCTTATTATCATTCATTGCTTTCTGTAAGAGGTTTAATCCTTTCGGTGACACTACTACTGTAAGATCTTGTGCAATATGTTCTGCTACTGTTTCAGTATTAGGGTCAGCTATATCAGCTTCTTTCTCGGTTTCGTCTTTATATACTTTATTCGTTCTAGTATTTCTTAGAACTACTGTTGTTGTACAATCAATTTTTAATATATTATCCATTCTGTTGTGACCTATCTATTAAAGCATAACCAACTACTACTTCAAGTTTATTAGCGGTTTCTGCTTGAACTTTTATAGCATCTCCTGCTTCTAAATTCAACCCCTGTTCGGTGGCATTTACTGTACTTGTAGCAGGTATATCTTTTCTAAAAAACTCTATATCTGTAGTGGCAGAAGAATCTCTTAAATCACAATTAGCTAATACAGCCCCTGTACTATTATTAGATATATATACAGATTTTATAATAGCAATAGCTGAAGTAGTTATAGTTAAAACAGTTGTCATAGCTGTATCAGTTAATATTTTACTAGCGTTTTTATATTGTATTGTCATGATAAGAAATAATTATATGTATCCTGTTCTTCTTTCAAGTCATTTTGAAAAGCAAAATTTAATTCATTTTTAATAGTATCTAATGATTGAAGAATTTGTCTTAAATTTTCAACCTCGTATTGTTCTTTTGGTTCAGGTATGTAAGCAGTTATCTTAGCCATTACGAAAACATTGTACCAGATGAAAGCATAGCTTCATTTTTCTTTTCTTCTAATTCTTGTAATCTTTGATTTTGTTCTTCACTATTCATACCCAATTCTTTACCAGTTTTTAAAGTGTTGTATTCTCTATTTTCAAAATTAGATAATTTTGCCATTAGGTTCTCTATAGAGCCAACTTGATCTTTCACTGGATCTTCTAAATTAGGAGCAAGTGGTTCTATAAATTGCCTGTTATAATTATTAGGTGCTACTCCCATTGGTAGAGAAGAATTTATATTAGGTTGTGCTAATGTTTGTATACCTTCAAACTGTAATTCAGGTAGATTACTAAAATCAAGAAATTGTTGCGTATTTTGCGCTGGAGTATTAGGAACAATTCCTAAACCTCTTTGTAAACCTGCAAGTCTTTCATCTAAGTCAGTCATGGTATAATCTCCATCTTCGTATTTTGTATCTAAAGTATTTTGTATTGTGTTAATTCTACCAAGATTAATTCTTTGTTGTTTAGCATTTTCATATTCTTCTTGAGTATCATAACCCGTAAAATCTTTTCTAAATTTACCAAGTGCTTTACCTATACCCTCGTTAAAAAGAAAACTTGATCCAGGCACGGCAAAGCCAAATAATGTTTTAACTAAATTACTTAAACCACTACCTCTAGGGTTAGGATTGAAAGGGCTAAATTTTTTACCTGTCTGATTAGCTCTTATGAAATTATTATTATTTAAAGTTTGTATAAAATCTCTTTCTGATCCGCCATAATTAACATCGGGACCACTATCATATGAAGGTCCTCCTACACTTCCAACAGCCTTACCTGCTTCAGCACTGCCTGGTGCTCCACTTCCACCTTGATATGTGTCTGTTACTTCTCCTCCGCCAATATAATTTATTCTCTTATCTATCGCCATTATCTTCTTCCATCTGGTTTAGCGTCAAGCCTTAATGTACCATAACGCCATGTTTCACCCACAGCATCATTTTCTATTTTGAGTGCTACTAATCTCGCTCTTGCTCGTGTATCTACTTTATCAGTTGTTGAGGTAACTGTAAAGGGTCCAAGTGAAGAACTAGCTGCTGTGTTATTAGGGTAATCATTTAGTAACAAAGTAATTTTTGAATTGCCTTCTAATAATTGAAAGTCAGGTATAAATCTTTTAACTGACATAATAAACTCACCATCTCCTCTAAAATCTGCAACACCCGTTTGCATTCCTAAACCACTAGATCTGTTAGCTATGTCATAATCCCCCGATTGAATAAAAGCATCAATAGAAGTAGTACCTGAACTGTTAACCTGATCGGTCCCTGTTTCTTGAGCATAGTAAGTTGATGCTCCATAGGTTGCTGTAATTCCTTGTATTGGAAAATTAGGTAAAGCTGTTTTATTATAATCAGTAGCATAAGGAAGTTCAAATACCCCTTGATCTAGATAACTACTTCTTGCAAGAGAACTTGTAGTCCACACATTCTCAGCGTAATTATAAGTTACACATCTATCTATTTGAGAAGAACCAAATTTAGGGTAGAACCAATTAATTTCATTGTATAAAGTATTATGCTCTGCATAAACAAGAGGGCCTGAAGCATAATTAATTCCAAGATGATCTCCACCTGTTGTAAATACAAAATCTTCTACCAAACATGGTAAATATTTCACTGTACCATCAAATTTAAAAAAACCTCCTTCACCTGACATCCAGTATACTTCACCATTAGAATAACTTAATGCATTTTGTCCAATACACCCACAGTTAGTTCCAACTTGTCTTACAGAAAAAGTAAATGGTGGTCCTACATATTGAATTACATAAGCAGCCAGATCTGTTAAAACTAAAGTGTAGTCTTTACCTGATACAGCAGCTCTAATCTCATTACCTTTATCTAATAAAAAAGTACCTGCAGTGTTAGTTGCAGTGGGTTGATATGAATTAAAATTTTCTTGATCACTAAATCTTATAAACATTGGGTTCTGAGTTGTAGAGCTACCAACAGTTGTTTCAGTTCCAAAATGAAACACATGTCTATCTCTATCTGATACTTGTGTAAGCCTAGATTTAGTAGGAGCATTAGCCATGATAGCTGCTCTATTTGCTCTTGGTGAAGCTGCGCCAGCATTCCAAGTATATGTCTTACCATTATGAATTGTTGCAACTAATATCTGACCAAAGTTATCAAGGCTCCAGAGGCCTGCATCTAAAGTTACGTTACTAGTTGCACTAGCAGTTCCCCATGTACTTGATCCCCATGTAGATGTTCCCCAACCTAAACCAGCTGTTTGAAAAGTTGGACCAACAATCTCATAAGGATTAACTGTAGCTGATCCGGTAGCAGTACTAGCACCTGCTGAGTTAGTAGGCATTGTAATTTGAAAAGTATTGTTTGTTTTGTTTAATACTTCAAAAGTATTATCTGTAAAATCTGCTATTGCATAACCTGAACTTGTAGGAACTGTTACTGCAGTGAAAGTTATATATCTTCCATCTAGTAATCCATGGCCCGTTTTATTAACTGTTACTGTAGGAGATCCAGCTGTAACAGTAAAAGTACAACCGGTAATAACATCATCATCTAAAGGACTAATGTCAAAAAATTCTTCGTCATAGTATAAAAATAAACCTTGAGAGGTTCCAATAGCTGCATATTTTTCTCCAGCTATAGAAGTAAAATCATGTTGTGCCCTTGCTACTCCAGGTAAAGTTTTATTACCTGTGGTTATCTGTGACCAACCACCTATTTTTTCTGGTAAACCATATCTAAATCTAACAAAATCACCGTCAACCCATTGTGATTCACCACCTGAGTCTGTAATTTGTTTATCAAATCCTGGCTTAAAATTAAGTTTTTGTAGCATATTAAATAAATATATATGCTTTTAAGTAAAAAAGCCATTATCTTTTAGATTAAAACTAATGCCATATTTAGTATTTTTAAATCTATGAATCTTTGCTTCGTGATCTAAAAAAGAAGAAAATATAGCAAATACACCTTCCTCTGGTTTTACTTTTTCATTAATCGCATCAAAATCTAAAGTTTGATCATGACTATTTAAATATAATACACCCGACCATTCATTCCCTCTATGGTTATGCTTTATAGTTTTGCCTCCACTAGAACAACTAAATCCCCAAGAATCAGCTAAACTGTATGTAGGAAAATTAATGTTAGAATCTACATAATCGATTAGTGTATTTAAGACACCTAAAAATTCCGGATCATTGTTAAAATGTTTCCAACTAGTCATTTTGTCTATTATGTTAGTCTGGTAATTTAAATTACCTTCTTTTTCACATCCCTCTTTAATTTTGTTTATTAAAGATTTAGCATTAATTTTTATTACACCTTGTACAAAAAAATAATCTATTTTAATTTTTTTTTCTAAATGTTTATGAATAATCATAATACTATATTCCAATCTAACTTAGATATTATTTCTTTAATGTTAATCATTTTTAAATTATTATCTTTTATATAATTATGTAGCTCTTCTAAATCTATAAGTAAATATTTATCCTTTATTTTAAAAACCATCTTATCTGCTTTTGTTTTTAAATGACTTTTTTTACCTACTCCTTCTTTAAAAGAACTTAAATTTCTAGTATCAAACTTGAACACTTGATTACTTTTATTTTTAATAATGCCGGAAACATCCCACAACTCTTTTTCTTGCTGTTCTTTTGTAGGGTATGTAACATCTGTTAGATAAGTTTCAATAAAATTAATATTCATTCTATTTAAAAGTAAAAACTATAACAACTCTAATATCTTTTTTAGGGTATTTTAAATAATGTTTATAGTCTTCAAAATATAAACCCCTATATTTTTTAGTTTCCACTTGTTTATATATTTTATTATCTTTTTCTAAAACCGTACTAGCTTCAGGATTATCAGTGCAATAAACTAATAAAGATTTATGTTTATATTTATGGTCAACATGACTAGCTGTTTTTTCAAAACCATTATTAAATGATATATTAACAGCGCATCTTAAAATTCTTGTACAATTTATTTTATGTTTCTCAACAAAGTCATATAGTATTTCTAATAGTGCAGTTGACTCTGAAGAATTTACAACAGGATAACTAGGATCATGTCCTTCTGGTCTTGTCACTGCTGTGTGAACCATGTAAATATGATTATCATTTTCTACAGAGTTCTCTTGAATATAATAAGGATAATCACTTCCTAGTATAAACTCATCTACATATTTTTTATTTTCTTCAGACATAAAGTTGTCATCTATTATTACTTTATTCATAATTTAACCATCCTGTAAGTATATATTTATTTTGATCTTCTGAAATAATTCCTCTATGGGTATGTGTCCAATCAGATGGCCACAATAAAGTTAATCCTTTTTCAGCATTTACTTTTAATTTTTGATTGTAAAATTCTGTTCCACCTTCTTTAACATTATTAAGATAAGTCATGAAAACCATAACTCTAGTAGTTTTCTGCATAACTAATCTTTCAGAATGCCAAGCTTTAAAACCTTCTCCAGGTTTATAGTGTTGAAAATTTATACCTTCTTTTTCCGCTAGAGCACCATTAAGATTAAAGGGTTGATATACTTTTGCATATGCTTGAACTCCTTTGTTTAAAAAAGACATATATTTTTTATATAAACTAAAAGACGCAACTATATCGAAATCTTTATCAGAAGATATTTTATATTCTTTATCCCTAGTAGGTTTTCCATCTTTAGTTAAACAACCTCCTTCTCTGGTTAAATCAGGATTATCATTATGCCATTTTAAAACATCATCACAAAACTGATGAGGTAAGTACCAACCAAATATAAAACTATTAAAAGGAAATTTTTTTAATCTCATCTGTGTATATTAAAATCTATATTAAGTGTCTGTCTTATGCCTTTTACTTGTGGATAAGAACCATGCCAAATCCAACAAGGGAATATAAAAAAATCATTGGTTTGTGGATAATGAGAATAGTATAATAACCTGTTGTCTTTATTTAAGATATAATAAAAATCTCCTAGGTCTATTAATTTTTCATCGTTGTGATCTTTGGGAGGAACACTTAAATATGTAACAGTTGAAATAATATTTTGTGGTTTATTTTTGTGTGCATGCATTGCATGAAAACTTCCTACATCTCCTATTACAGTCCAAGCATTGTTTAAAGTAATAAGAGGATCAGTGCCATTTCTTTTTTCAAATTCTTGTGTAATTTTATTAGAACAGTTTTCTAATATAAATTGAAACTTATCATCATTTAAAAATAATTCTTTTAAATCGTATTGTTTAGATTGACTTCCTCGTGTGCTTAACTCTTTTAAATCGTTTTCTTCTAAATTTTTAATAGCATCATTTACTACTTTTTTAGTTTTAGATACTTGTGTGATATCAGTTTTAATAAACCAGTCTTCGTGAAATCTCATGTTATTCAACCTTTAAATTATTATGTGCTGGTAAACCTATGTGTAATCTACCATCGTATGCTTTTAAGTTTTTTTCTTTTAATTCTTTTGTAGTGTTATAATGTAAAAACAATTGAACACATTCAGCTTCTTCAAATTTATTTCTCCAATGAGGTAAGTCACCATTATAAATTAATATATCCCCAGGGTTTAAAATAAATTCTACGCCATCTACATATATAGGCCACAATCCACCACCTATAGGAAGTGTAACAGATATTTGGCAAGCATTTCTATCAGTGTGTTTACTTAAAATATTTCCTCTTTTATATATTCTAGCAAAAGAATAACTCTCTATAAGCCTACCACCATCATATGATTTTAAATTTTTTACTTCTTCTTGTATTATTACCCTTAGTTTATTTAAAATAACTTCACCAGCAACATCTCCATAAATAATATAGTCTGTTCCAGGTACCATTTCATCCTCGGCTCTACCAAATAAATGTTCTAAATAAGGAGGTATTATTTTTTCTTTTAACATAGTTCTAAAAGATTTTCTTTTCATCAAAAAGTATTTATGTAAAAATTCTAAAAGATCTTTTGATAGGACATTTCGAAGTACCTTATATCTAAATTGTTGGCTCATTTAAATGGATACCCCATAGACCAACCTACTAAAGAGTTTCTTTCTCCTTTAGTAATAGGTGTTACTTTATGTTTAATAAAAGAAGGAAAAAAAACTATTGATCCTTTCTCTTTTAATTGAACACACTCGACAATTTTATTTTCCTCTGCACCTGGAAATTCAAAAAGCAACTGCCCACCCTCATATTTTTTTGGATCAGATAAGTTAATACTAAAAGATATTTTTCTATACTTTCCATGTATTGAAGGATCACTTGGGTTATTAAAAGGCATAGCTAAATTATCAAAATGCCAATCATAATGTTGATTTTTTTTGTATCGTGTAAATTGTAAATCTTCAAAACAATCAACTTCATAGTTCCAATCAGCCATTTTATTTGCTTCTTGCAACAAGGGATAAATGCAATCATAAATCCATGGTTCGTTTATCCAACATATATCAGAATCTCTAAGAGAAAGATTTTTTTTAAATTGATGGTTTGAGTCTTTCATCTCAGCTTTCTTTTTAGAAACAACTCCTTTATCAAAAGTTTTATTCTTAGCAATTTCTTTTATAGAATCACAAAACTTGTCATTAAAAGCTTTTGAAAAATAGTAATAATAATTATCTAGATACATATCTATCTTCTTTATAAAAATATTTATATATTATAAATCTAAAAAATCAATAATTATTGCCAACTAGAAGTATCGGGATTCCAAACAACTTTTTGTTCAGTTGTGGTAAAAGCAATCCACACTTGATTTTCTTCGTCCCAAATAGGAGCAAATGAATAATCTGGAACTGCAGCATCTGTATAAGCACTGGGTTCTGTTACAGGAGCTTTCCATTTATAATCAGAATTTAAAGACCAACTAGCGAAAGGTTTAACTGTAATAAATACATCATTTGTAGAATCGTAGTAACCACCATTTGGTTCTGCTCCATTAACTCTAAAAGACTCGTCATTAGAAAATTGTTTTATACTTGCAGAAGCATCTTTTAATAAATTTTGTTTTACCCAATTTTCAGCTTCTACAGATTGATCTCCTCCGTTAGCATCAACGTCAGCTTGATCAACTACAAATATATCTATAACATTATTGTTTTCATCTAATTTTGCAAATTGAGTCATCATGATAGTGCTAAGTTCCCTGATACGTTAAATGTAGCTATTCTGTCATTTCCAGAATTGGCAATTGAATTTGAACCTGGAGAAACAGATCCACTTAAATTATTAGCAAATCTTATAATTACTTTTCCATTTCCACCAGAAGTTTGACCCATAACACGGTTTCCACCACCGCCACCACCTTGGCCGTCAGTACCATTTGATGCACCAGAATCTCTCATACCAGGTCCACCGCCACCATTTCCTCCTGATCCAAATGGAGAAGCAGCATAACCATGAGTTCCGCCACCACCGCCACCACCAAAAGTTTGTGATGATCCATTAATACTATTAGCAGTTCCATTTCCTCCAGGACCTGCTACATCAAACATTGAGTTTGATTGTCCATTGTTAGCAGTTCCACCGCCACCAGCTGATGGAGAAGCATTTGATGATGGAGAGTTTCCTCCGTCTCCACCCTGATTTCCTGATCCTCCTGACGTTGCAGTGTTTCCACCTCCACCGCCACCTCCGCAACCTCCAGCAGAGCCGTTGTTATTTCCGTTTCCACCTGCTCCACCTCCGTTTGCTGTTTTGTTAAAAGAAGGACTTGATATGTTAGAAGTTCCACCTGTTCCTGTAGAACCTGATCCTACAGTAACACCTACAGTTTGACCTGCAGCTACTGGTTCTGCTGTTCCACTAGGATAATTTGATGTTAAGCCTCCAGCTCCACCACCCCCTGCAGCATGTCCAGGACCGCCTGATCCTCCAGCCAATACCATATAGTACATATCAGTAGTAGATTCTGCTCCTCTAAACTGACCTATAGAAATAGTTCCTGAACTAGGAATAGGGCCATTAGGTGCGGGTGAACCTGAAGGAACGTTTGATCCTCCAGAATAATATTCTGATAAAGAGATTGGATTTGATCCACCAAATTCATCTTGGATATCATCCATACTTGTATTTGTTTGTGGTATAGCCATCTTACTTTTTCTCCTTAGTTAAAGTTTCTATTTTTTCATTTAATTTTTTTACAGCTTCAATTAATAAACAAGTTAGTCTATCATATTTTACAGCTTTAATTCCATCTTTTCTTTGAGCAACTGCTTCAGGTAATACTTTTTCTACCTCTTGAGCTATAACTCCAACATCTTTTTTTCTAACAAAATAACCGTCTTCACCGCCTTGATGCTCAATCCATTTATCTTTCCAATTAAATAACACACCATTTAATTTTTTCAAGGATTCTAATGCATCTGGTATATTTGTAATATCTTCTTTTAATGCGATGTCTGAAGAATAAAATGCTGTAATATCATCTGTAGCTCTAATCTGTCCAGTTGTACCTGATGCTGCAGTTCCAATACCTAATGAATCTAGTTTGCCATCATTAAATTCTACATCGTTTGTAGTTCCTAATCCTATTGAATCTCTTGCTGTAGAACCAGATTCAGCAACAAGATTAGAACCATCTCCTACGATAAAGTTTCCATTTGTATTAGCTACGTCTGCTAAGTCTAATAAATTCTGTGTGTTATTTATTACTTCAACAACATTTGTTCCGTCTGAATAAACAATAGCACGAGTTTTTTCAGTTGTACCAAAAGTAAAACCTGATCCAGAAGTGGTTTTAACAGTTACTGTGTGAGCACCTGAAGTAGCATTTTCAACTATATATGTTTTTTCAATTGAATTAGGTATAATAACATTAACATTTGTAGTTATAGTTCCTGTTAATTTTATTACTTGATTTTTACCATTAGACACAACACCATTAGAAAAAGTTAAAGTTGCGCCTGTTGTTGCATTTAATGCAATGCCAGCATATCCACCAATAGCTTGTTCTAATACAAGTAGGTTACTATTTGTAAAAGCTCCCCACGTACCTGAGTTTTCACCGGTCGTTTGGACTGTTAATTTTAAACTAGCTGAGGTTGAGTTTGCCATAATTTAATTCCTTAATATTTAATTTTATTCTATTTTTGCTTAAAATCAAGCTACTTCTCTCCAACCTGGAGGATCAGTAGGAGCAGATCCTGTAGGTACTGGAGTCCATATAACGTTTTGTACAGTTCCTTCTGCCATAGTCATCTGAATTCCTGTTAATATAGCTAATGAATCAGGTGCTGTTGCAGTTCCTTCCTGCATAGTCATTGCAATACCAGTCACATCTATTAAACTATTAGCATCTGCAACTGCTGTACCAAGAGCAGCTGTCATAGCAATACCTGTTGGAATAACAGTACCTTGTCCAACAACTGTTGCAGTACCTTCATTCATTGTCATTGCAATACCAGTTGGAATAACATCTGCATTAGCAAAAGTAGTAACGCTTCCTAAAGAAGTGCTCATTGCAATACCAGTTACATCCTCTGTTACAACATCGGTAAATGCTAGAGCAGTGCCTAGAGCGGCTGTCATTGCAATTCCAGTAACATCAGCTTCAGTTTTTCCAACACCTACAGCAGTTCCTAATGATGCAGTCATCGCAATACCTGTTAGAGTAGTTAAAGCATCTCCAGTAGTAATTGCTGTACCTAGGTTAGCAGTCATTGCAATACCTGTTACAGCTGCATTAGATACAATTATTATATCAATATTTGGAGGATCAAATGTGCTAGGACTTTCAGTAGCAAAAGGCGCTTGAGCAAAAGCAGTTAAGGTATCTTGTATTTGTGTTGTATTATTAACAGTTAAATCAAAACCTGTAACAGGTACATCAACTCCAAGTTCTCCTTGTGTAGCAACAGAGTTAAGATTTGTTGTAAGACCAAAACCAACTAAATTAACAGAGGTAGGACCTGCTGAAGCGAAAGCCGCTTCCGAAAATGAATTATTACCGAAAGCCATGAATTAGGCTCCTGATTTAAGTTCTTCTATTTCTTTTTTAAGTTCTTTTACAGATTCAATTAATAGAGCACACAGTCTTTCATATTTAACTGCTTTTGTTCCATCATCTCTTGTCTGAACAATTTCAGGTAATACTTCTTCAACTTCTTGTGCGATGACACCAATTTCTTTTTCTTTACCAAAATGTTTATGTTTTTCTTGAGCTTCAAAAGTCCAGTTGTAGTAAACACCATTTATTTTAGAAACTTTATCTACGGCATTTTCTATATTAGAAATATTTTCTTTAAGAGTCTTATCTGAAGAAGAGAAAGCAGTAATATCACCTGTTGCTGTAATTGCACCAGTGACTGCTAAAGTTGAACCATCAAACGATGCGTTAGCTTCTGCGTTCATAGCATCAGCACCAGTAGCTGTAACAATTCTGTTGTTTGAACCATTAGACATAAAGTCAGACACATCTACAGAAATTGCATCTGCAGCAACATCAATACCTGTACCTGCTCCAATGTTTAAAGTAGCAGCTCCACTAGTAGCTCCTCCAGTTAAACCAGACCCTGCTACAACTGAAGTGATGTCTCCAGTGTTTGTAGTATATCCAGCGTCATTATTAAAACCAGAGTTATTAATATTTCCTTTAGTTAATTTTTTCTGATTGTTAGAAGAATCAACTACACAGAAGAAGTCGCCATCTCCATTTGAAGTAGAAGTTGCAAGTTCTGATAAGTCTACATCTACTTGGTCTGCTTGAACGTCAATTAAATTCCCTGCTGCAACATTTAAAGTTACATCACCTGATGTTCCACCACCAGTTAAACCAGTTCCTGCTACAACAGAAGTTATATCTCCAACTGTTGGAGTTTGAAAAGATGGT